GTCTTGTACCCCCGTTTTTTTCACCCCAGGGACCCTTTGATCCGGCACGGAGCAGCAGATGGCACGACCTAGCAAGCTAACAGCGGACACGCAGGCCACCATCTGCAACGCCGTCGAGGCGGGCACCCCGCTGAAGCACGCCGCGCTCTACGCTGGCGTCGGGGAGTCAACCGTGCATCGCTGGATCCAGCAGGCAAGCGCGCCAGATCCGGAGCCCCAATTTGTGGAGTTCAGGGACGCCGTCCAACGCGCGCAGGCGCGAAGCGTCACCCGGCTGGTGGCGATGGTGACGAGGGCAGCGGACAACGACTGGAGGGCAGCCGCGTGGCTGTTGGAGCGCCGCGCCCCCGAAGACTTCATGACAGCCGAGAAGCGCGCGAACCTGGAGGCCGCACGGGCCGAGGCTGAAGTGGTCAAGGAGCAGGCGGCGGGCAAGCTGCGTTATTTGGATCGGCGCCGTGGCCGTGAGGTGGCGCGCGGTGAGTAGGCCAAGCCGCACCGGCAAGGACGACCAGCGACGAGCCACGGCGATCGCTGAGTCGTCGCCAGTGGCCTGGTCCACTGTTCGGGACCTGTACCCGTCCAACATCGCCGACGCTGTTGACGATTTGGTGGGCCGTGGCGGTGTCTCGCTGCGTGACCTGTCGGCCCTGACGCTGGCACAGTTGCTGCGCGACCTAGAGGACCAGCAGGACGGGGCAGACTTGCGCGCCGAGGTTAGCAGGCACCTGCGGCTGCTGTTCAGGATCTCGGTAGTGTCTGGCGGCATGGGTGACGGCAGCACGGTGCTGGTCCAGGTGCCCGAAGGGCTGGGCCTGTTGCCTGACCCGGACGACGGGGATGAGCTACTGTGACGGAGCGCCGACGCTGGGATCAACTACGGCAGCAGCTAGGCGTCACGCAAGACCGCGCGGCCCTGGTTCGACTGCTGGCGGCCACCACCAATTACACACCGTTGCCGCACCAGGCCCGGGCGCACTTGGCGCACGTCCCTGACGGCACAACGCAGAAGCTGTTTCTGGCGGGCATCGGCGCAGGCAAGACCGTCTGGAGCATGGCCGAATGCGTCATGCTGGCGATCGCGAACCCTGGCTGCCTGGGGGCCATCACGGCCCCGACATACGATCAGGTGGTCAACGTGCTGCTGCCCGAGTGGCAAGCGCTGACCGATGCCATGGCCGCCAACGGATACCCCCTGGTTCGTCGGTTCATCAAGAGCATGAGCGAGGCGCACCTGGTCTGCGGTGGTCGGGTGCTGTTTCGGTCGTTCGGGAAGGTGGACCACCTGCGCGGGTTCTCGCTGGCCTGGGCCGCGCTTGATGAGAGCGAAGTGAGCATGAACCCCGTTCAGGTCTGGGATGTGCTGCAGGGCCGACTGCGTGATCCCCGGGCCAACATGCGGCAAATTCACTGCACGACTACCCCCCAAGGATTGCGCGGGGTGCCCGCCATGTTTGTCGAGGCGCGCAATCGAGCTGCGGGCATACAAGACCCGATCGAGCGATCTGCAGCCCTGCGGCGGCACTGGTCCTGCACGGCAACCAGCCACCAAAACACGCACCTGCCTGATGGCTACATTGATGCCCTGTCTTCAACCTACAGCAAGCGCCAATACGACCAGGAGGTGCTGGCGAAGATCCTTAAGCCGTCGACCGCAGTGTGGCCCGAGTTTAACAAGGAGGCGCATGTGCGCCCCTGGACCTATGACCCCTCGCTGCCCTATGCGATCTCGGCGGATTGGGGGCACCAGTACCCGCACGTGCTTTGGCTGCAGCGTGCGCCCGATGACTCTTGGATCGTGTTTGATGAATTCTGCGACGACCAGATCCCGCGTGACCATCTGCGCTATGCAATCCGCGCACGGTGCGAAGCGCTGGGCAAAGACCCCGAGCACGCCGTGGGAGACCGGGCGATCAAGGATGAGATGGCGTGGTTGATACATCAGTTCCCCCGCACCTACGTCCACCGCATGAGGACCAAGCAGGAGCAAAGCGTTAACCGAGGGATCGAGGTCGTGCGAGCGTTGCTAGACCCGATCGAAGGCTCCCCGCGCCTGTATGTGTCAGAGCGGATCGGTGCTAGTCAGGCCAGGCGCGGTCTGATACGGTGCTTGCAGAATTACCGCTATAGGATGCGGGCTGACGGGGGGATCCACGTCGGCCAACCGTTCAAGGACAACGTGCACGATCATGGCGCCGACTGCTTGCGTATGTTCGCGGTCGCAGTGATCGAGGGAGATGCCGGGGCCTTCTCGGCTGGGAGGGGAGAGCGTGGCCGCACCGCCAGGACTAAGGGACACCGGGTACGTCGTCGCTGACGATGATCGCGCAGGCGGCGATCGCTGGCGCTCGCTAATCCGAGTCCTATACCAGTACCTTCGCCGTGACATGCGCGACGCTCGCGAGCAGCGCGAATTCTACTACCCGCGCACGCATCACAACCACATCCAGAAGACTGTGCCGCTTATCTTCAGGATCTCCCGCGAGCTGGCCACGTTGTACGTCAGGCCGCCCGCTAGGGAATACCTGGGCGCGTCTCCAGCGGTGCAGGAGCGGATTGACTCGATCATGCGCGGCGCGCAACTTGACCGGGTGATGCGCACAGCGCAGGAGCAACTGGTGGCGCTCGCCCAGTCTACGGTCTGGGTCTGGCCCGTGCCCGAGGTCGGGGGGGTTAGGCTGTTGACGCCACCTCCGCACGACCAGGCGGTGGAGCTAACAGATCCCACGTCTTCATCGGAGCGCGACGTGAAAACGTGGTGGCTGCGCCTTCCCGTTGGCGAGGACGCTATGACTGGCCTGGTGTCCTATGCCACTGCGGAGGTGACAGCGGACACGGCGATCTGGATCGAAGGCCCCGACAACATGAAGGGCAAAGGCATCTGGGCCGAGGACGGCAGCAACCCGATCGGCAGGATTCCGGCTGTGCGACTGAAGGGTGCAGACCCCGGGCCTGGCGAATTCTGGTGCCCGGTGCCCGAGGACCTGCTGGACGCGCAGCGGGGCATCAACCACATGATGACCGACCTGGCCCTGGTGGCGCGGATGCAGGGCCACGGCCAGCCGGTCGTCAAGGGCATCAGCAACGTCGCAGCCGAAGAGATGGAGCTAGGCCCGGAATCGATTATCGGGCTGTCTGACACCGAGGGGGACTTTCGCTATGTGCAGGCGAACCCTGACCTTGCGGGGTACCAGGGCGTGCTGGACAACTACCTGCGCGCTGTGATCAGTACCAACGGGTTGAACCCCGCGACGGTGATCAAGAGCACGGCGATCACGGCCCTGGGCAAGCAGCTGGAGATCTTGGATCGCGAGGTCGAGCGCAAGCGCCAGGTGGTCGAATTCGAGCGCGCAGAGCGCAGCATCTACAACATCACGCGCGGCTGGGTCAACTGGCTGCGAAATACGGAGTTGCTGCCCGACGCGCGGGTGGAGGTGACGTATAGGGATCACCCCATGCCAGCCGACCCGCTGCATGAGGCGCAGGCGATCAAGATGCTGATCGAGATGGGCCTGACGACACCCGCCCGCGAACTGGCGAAGATGGAAGGCATCAGCGTCGAGGACGCGCGGGCACAGGTGGCCGAGATGATGGCCGAGGCAATCCCCGAAGGCTTCCACATGCACCCGGACGGCAGCATCATGCCCGACCCGCCAGACATGGCAGCAAACGAGCCCAAGATCCGGGAGGTGGGCAATGCCTAAGCACTACAGCGGCAAGGGCCTAAAGACTGGCTATAAAGCTTCAGGCAAGCCGCGCAAGATTAAACGCGCAACGGTTGGCAAGACGCGTCCTGTGGCCCCCAAGAAGAAGGGCAAAAAGTAGCATGTTTAAGCTGCGGACAGATGTGCAGTTTCACAACGCGATCCAGGAGAGCGAGCGCAAGATGCTGGCCCCGATGGTCGAGATCGCGCAATTCGCCAGCTCGCTGGTGCTGCGTCGCGCGCCTAAGGGCATTGGCGCCGACAACTCACGCTTTTTGCCCTACGTGCACGCCCCACGCGCTAACCTGCGAGGAGGTGGGGAGAAGACGGGGCATTATTGGGCGCCACCCGGCGAGCCCCAGCCAACGAAAAACAAGCTTTATACGGTGCGCGGGTTTGCGGTCTACAAGAGCTACAAGGCCTACAAAGCCGGCATGAATGAGCACACGCGCACCTACAACAAGACGGGCACGCTGTGGAGCAACCTGCGGGTGCGGTTAATGTCGCCGAGTAAGGCGCGCGTGCAGTTCGCCGGTCGCAACAAAAAGGGCCTGACAAACAACAGGCTTGCCAGGATCGTCACGCACAGGGAGCCGCGCAGCATTCTGGACCTGGGCACCAAGGAGACCAGCCGCGTCGCGCGGTTCGTTGCCGAGACCTTGCCGGCGAGCTACCTAGACGCTTTGAAGATCTCGGAAATGGGGTTCAAGGCGCGCAAGCAGTTGGCCACAGCGCAACGGCGGCTGAAGAAGGCGCAGCAGCTATTCGAGCAGGCCCGACGGGCCGTTTAACAGGGAGGAGGGACAGCATGCCCAAGAAGAAGACAGCAAAGGCCGCGCCGCAGGATGTGGAGTTGCCCGAGGTGACACCGCTGGCACTGGGCCAGACCTACGCAACCAGCGAGGCCGTGACAGCCGAGCAAGCTATGGAGAAGATCGCGGCGGGCTGGGTCCTGACGCAGAATGACAACGATCTGATCGTGGTGGCGTGTCCCTCGGAGATCTACGAGGCATGAGTGCCAAGAAGGATCCAAGGCTAGCCCGTGCAGGCGTTAAGGGGTACAACAAGCCTAAGCGCACGCCCAAGCATGCTACAAAGTCGCACGTCGTGGTTGCCAAAGAGGGCGGCAAGGTCAAGACGATCAGGTTCGGCCAGCAAGGCGCAAAGACTGCAGGCCCGCCTAAAAAGTCGGACACTGCAGCGGACAGGGCGAAGCGGGCAGCGTTCAAGGCAAGGCATGCCAAGAACATCGCCAAGGGCAAAATGAGCGCGGCCTACTGGGCCGATAAAGTTAAGTGGTAACAGGAGGGAGTCATGGCACCAGCAAAGAAAAAGACGGCAGCAAAGAAGGCGGCGAAGTCGCAGCCCCTTAAGGACAGCATCCAGCGCGTCCACGGGGCCACGGTTTTCACGATGCGCAACGTAGACGAAAAGACCGCGACCAGCCTTGTGGCTGATCATGGTTTTCGTCTAGGCCAGCGCACTGACGACGGCGCCACGCTGTTCGCTGACAAGGTGGCCTTTGATTCTTGGAAGGCAAACCCGTGAGCGCCGACAAGGGGATCGCGGGCGCCCCAGTTGCTGACCCTGTAGACAGCGCACCAGCGACAGAGTCTGTCGCACCAGTGCAGGCCGCGCCTGAGCCGCAGCAGATTGAGCTGCCGGTCATGGCCCAGCCGGCGCCAGCGGCGCAGGCCGTTCCAGTTGCGCCCGAGGCGCCAGCGCCGCCGAAGGCCAAGCCCGTCACAAAGGCGCAGCCGAAGAAGGCTGATACAGGCAGGATCGACGCCTTGGAGGAAAGGCTAGAGGCTGAAGTTGCCGCTATGGCCGAGGCCCGCGCGGAGTTGCAGGAGAGGGCGAGGCAGGAGCGTGACCGCGCCCGGCTTGCCTACTTGCGCGACGTTGGCGCTGTCACCTCCCTGCGCGACGATCATCTACTGGCGCTTGCGCCTGACTTTGATCCGACCACGGCAGACGGGCGTGTGGAGTTGGATCGATGGCGTGAGCAAAACGCCACGCTGTTCGCGGGTCGCGAGATGACTGGCGTACAGGTAGCGGAACAGGTGATCAGCAACGTGCCCAGCAGCCAGCACGGCACGTTTGGGCCTAGACTAGCGCAGAAGATCGCGCGCGAAGTGTTCGGAGGGAACTAGACATGGCAAAGCAGAAGCCCCAGGCCGCGCCCAGCGGCAAGATGACAGCATCCGACGCCGAGGCCCAGGCTGTGCTTAAAATGCAGAGCTGGATTGAGGAGGTCGACAGCGCCGAGCGCATGCAGGTCGGCACCTGGTACGACATACCCGACGCCTATAAACAGTGGCGTTTCATTCGCTGCGGCTTGCGCAACAGCGACCGCGCGATGGCTTTGCGCGCCAGCCTGATGCGTATGGGCTACCAGGACGCGCCCAAGGGCGTGCGGTGCTGCGGGTTCGAGAGCGACGGAGACCATGGGCTCTACGTTTGTGTGCCGGAGCAGGTGTGGATGGTTATCAAGGATCGCAAGGAGCGCGCCCGCCGCAGCATGCACGACACGATCAGCAGCCAGATGAGCGCCGATCTCGGCGGTGGGATCTTGGGGCCTGGTAGTTCGATCCAGGTCACAGGGCAGACGCATACGGGCACGGCTCGGGACATTGTTGAGCACCTGCGGTCCAACAGCTAACCTCCTGACCCTGCTACGGTTTCAGGAAATTGCACACGGCCCGATCTCGCTGTGGCAGGCTGTTGTCACGTAACTCAACAGGCCAGCAACACCAGGAGCGATCATGGCCCTTACAACCTCGAATGTGAAACGCACAGCGGTCGAGGCCTTCTTTGAGGGCATGGCGATCGTTTCTGACAACTGGCGATCCTTCATGGACTTCCGCACCGACGACGTGCCTGCGCTGCGACTCGCTGCCATGACCGGACTTGGTAACTTTACGTCCTGGGACGGCGCCAGCGATCTCGGCATCGAGACGGTCGATCGGCCTGGCCACGACGGGGTCACCCTGTCTTACAGTCAGTACGGCTACCAGTGCCGGATCAGCAAGGCCGACGTGGCCGACGTGCCTGGCATCGTGGGAGAGGCCAGCAAAAAGATCGGCGTTAGCCTCGCCAACACGTATGCGAACCTCGCATACACCCGGCTGAATCTCGGATTCGGCGGTGGCTCCACGGTGGGATCGGGCAATCAGATGTTTAGCCCAACGCACACGCGGGCCTCTGGCACTCGCTCGAACCACACGAGCAGCGCGCTGGATCGGTCTTCGTTCATGGCGGCGATTACGGCTTACCGGGGATGGACCAACTATCAGTCCCAACCGTACGATCTGACCGCTGGCGGCTTCTGCCTTGTCGTGCCTCCCGCGCTGGAGGAGACGGCCAAGCAGATCGTGCGTTCGCCGTTTGCGCTGACCACTGTAGCGTCTGCAGGAGCCCCCGCCCAAGGCGAGAGCAACATTGCAGGAGACTACGGCACCGAGGTCGTCGTGAGCCCCCACCTGACGGATGCCAACAACTGGTTTCTGATGAGCAAGCTGGAGCGTACGATCAAGATCTGGGAGCGCTTCGCCCCCTCGATCGCCACTACGATCGACGAGGACGACAAGCGGGTGAAGATCTCGGTTGACTTCGCGCTGGCTACTGGCGTTAACGCGCAGCCTGATGGCGCTTATGGCGCCGAGGTCTCCTAGCCTAAAGGATGACACGCGGTGGCACTGGAACTGATACAAGACACGGCGGCACCCGTGGCGTTTACGCCTACGGACCTGCCGGCGCGTCCAGCCAGTGCCACCCTGTCGTTCAAGGCCCCGGGTGGTGACGAGAAGGCCACGCCTAGCGTGACCGTCTCCACCGTCGGGGCTGGCGGGTTTGCCACTGTTAGCTCAGTCACATCGCAGACAAGCATTGCTGTTGACAACGCTACGGGCATCGCGCCAGGGGCGCAGGTCTGGGCCGAGACGACAGACGGATGGAAGGGCGCAGTGCGGATCAGCGAGGCTACAGGCACCGCGCTGATCCTTGAGTCTGCACCACCAGGCACCATCACAACAGCTACAAAGCTGTACGGCCTGACCCTAACAGCGACGATCCCAGCGGATGCCACAGGCACGCGGGACGCGCACTATCGTCTCGACTGGACGATCACCGATGGCGACGGTGTAGCCCACAAGCGCAGGCAGATGGCCCACGTCTGCGCTATGTCCTTTCGAGACCCCCTCACGAGCGACGAGGCTGCGCGCTACATGGCCGCCACCTTTCCCGGGTTTGCGGCTGGCCTAGATGCCGGCCACTTCCGCGAGTTGGCGCGTAGGTCATCGAGCCGCGTGCGCAGGCTGCTGCAGAGCACCGGTAACTACCCCCACCTAGTTGGCGACCAGGACACGTTTATAGACGCGGGCCTGACTGCGTTACGGCTGGAGCTGGCCCTGGGCGATGGCCTAGTGCCTGCGGGGTACGACCCCAGCACCTACGTCAACGACCAGGACAGAGCGCTGCGCAAGGCTGTGGCCGAGGCGGTGGCGTCTAACTGGGTCGATCGAGACGATGATGGCAGCGTAGACCCCGACGACGTGCGCCCGCTGTTCACGCTGCGCGCTGTGCGGGCGTGAGGTCTTCCGGTGTCAGATCCGCGATCGTGTCCGTCGTGGAAGGTGCTTCCGTCGATGCAACTGCCGGGGGCCGTGACAAGTTTGTCCACGTCGACACCGGGGGGCGCGAGCTGGAGCAGGCCCCGGATCGAGTGTTCCGCGCTACGCTTACGCAACCCCCGCGTCGCACCAACTATCTCACGCTCGACGCCTATGTGGTCGAGTACACGGTGGATCTGTACTACACACCGACCAAGCAGGTCGAAGACCGCATTGCGGCAGACTGCGAACAGGTCTCTTATGACCTGGCAACGCTCAATCAGCAGGATGCCGAGATCATGGTTGCCGAAGTCCAGAGCGGATCTGTGCTTGAACTGGACAACCTGCTGGTCGCCCGCATCCCTGTCCTTGTCACCTACCGCCTTACAGGAGTCACCTAGCCATGGCATTTTCACAGAGTAACATCGGGCGCGTTCGCCTCGGCAAGCAGACGGCATGGAACAACGCCACGCCCAGCCCCTCATTCAGCGATATTCACGTGGTAGAGGCCGAGGTGTTCTTGCCAGAGCTTGCGACCGAGGTGCTATCAACTGACGCCATGCGCGGCAACTACGCTGCGCGGCGAACTGTAGACGGCGGCAAAAGCAACATTCCGGTCAGCCTGCGGATGCCTTTGCACGGGTGGAGCGCAACGGCGCCATCAAGCGATCCGACCGCGTCAAACCAGCACCCGGATGCTTTGATCCTGGAGTATGCGCTGGGGGCGGCCAGTTACGTTGCGGGCGTCGGCAGCGTGACGCACAGCAGCGCCGGCACGGCAGCGGCCACCGTTTACGCTTCCGGCGATGCGATCAGTGAAGGCAAGGCGGTCCTTGTTCCAATCAGCGCGACCACTTACGGCATTGGGTGGGCGCGTGACGTGGCAGGCGATACCTGTGCTTGGGCGTGTGAGCTTCCGAGCGCTGCCCATGCGTCTACGAACTGCAAGGGCGCGTTGCTGCAAACCATGTCAACAGCCAGCCCTGCGACCGGCCTGGTGATGCACTACCAGGGCCAGGACTCGAACACCGACATCACCCTAAGCAACGGCATGGTGACGAGCGCCAAGATCATCATGAATCCAAACGCCCAGCCTATGCTGGAGGCTGAACTGGTGTTCGGCGCCTGGGCTCTGGGCACCAGCGGTGCGCCTGGGCTCTATGAGTACACCCTGCCCCAGTTGCCTGTCGCAGTCGGCAACAACGGCGCACGGCTCTGGGTCGGCGGCGACGGCGCTGGCGGTGGCGCGCTGAACGCCAGCGTGTTCACGGTGGAGCTTGATCTGTCGGTCGAGTACCAGCCCGTTCTGGGACACAGCGCTGCCGAGGGAATCAGCCAGTACATCGTCACCAACAGGGACGCGACGCTGACGATCACCGAGCCCACTACGCACGCATACAACGACATGAACGTGGCAGGCGGCACGTCTGTCGGGTCAATTCAGGTTGATCTGTGCACGACGCCGGGCCGCGCGTTCTCCATGCTGCTGCCGTCTGCCGTGCTGGAGAACACCCGCACCCTGGGAGATAACAACGGCGTCGTCGGCACAACGAGCGTCTACAAGGCGGGCTACTATGACAACGACGGGAGCGACAGCGCAGTGGGCACGGCGCCCGCCGATACCATTGTCCGCACGGCGTTCCTCTGATACCTTGGGGCGCACAGCGCCACCAGGAGGAGGAGGTTATGCTGCCATTGATTCAGGTGCGGGACACCATTGCGGTGGTCTGCACAACAGATCCGTCTGTGAAGTGCACCAACGGCGAGAGGTCAGTGCCGACCTGGAAGTCGGCAGACAGCACCCGGCACAACAAGGACAGTCTGGTTGTGACCGTGCGGCCACTGTCTTCGTCGGAGTTGCTGCGGTGCCAGGGGTTTCTTGGAGGGGGCGCCGACGACCAGGCGGTGCTTACCGTACACGCCGCGAAGGCGGGCACGGTCAAGATCGTTGGCCCGGACATCATGTGCGAGACAACCGAGCAGATCGAGGACCTGCTGGAGCGTCTACAGCCGGGAGAGCTGGCGGCCCTTGGCGGGTACGTGCTGACGCAGAGTCTGACAACTGCGGACCCTACCAGCGCCACCGACTAAGAGCGGTCGCGTGGCTTGACGTTCTAAAGGACATGCACGGGCTGGCGTGTGCCGGGGGCGACCTGTCTGGCTGCAATGGCCAGGAAGGCGCCTGTGCGTCCCGTGGCGGGCTTATGCTCGGCGTGGTGTGGCCCGGGTGCCCTGTGCGCGAGATAATGCGCGACGCGCGCATACAGGCCGCGCTGGGGCTAGACAACGCGCGCAAGATCTCCCCGCTGGCCGATTGGCCCCACGGGTTCGCGGCTTGGGTGCCAGAGATGCTGTCAACGCTCAAGGGGTTGCGCGACAGCCGCCAAGCGCACGACCAACAGGGGGGACAGAATGGCCGGTAGCGTAAGGCTAGACATTGTTGCGCAAGCGCAGGACCAGGCAACGGCAACCATGCGCAAGGTGTCGCAGGGGCTGAACCAGGTTAGTCGCGACACCAAGGCGCTGGGGATTGAGCAGCAGAAAGCCAGCGGCGCAATGGGCAAAATGCAGTCAGCGTTCAGCAGCATCAAGGGCGCCGTGGGCAAGGCGGTGGCAAGCCTGGCGATGTTCGGTCTTGCTGTGGAGGGCCTGAAGGCTGCAGCGGGTGCGGTGTCTTCTGTTGTGGGCTCAGTCAGCGAACTGGCGAACGCAGGCAGGGAGATAGAGAAAACTGCCAAGTCGGTCGGCCTGTCTGCTGAACAGTTCCAACGCCTACAAGGCGCAACCCGTCTAACTGGCGACGACCTGCAGGCGGTCCTGCCAGCCTTCGCGAAGCTGGGCCGCGTGATCCGTGATGCGGCGACAGGCCAGGGCGAAGCTGCCAAGAAGATGGAGCGCATTGGCATCTCCGCCACCACGGCGACTGGCAGCCTGAAGGGCGCTACCGATGTGTTCTTTGAGATTGCCGACAGGTTCCGCGCGATGGAGGACGGCGCGGAGAAGAGCGCGCTGGCGCTGGACTTCTTCGAGGAGTCTGGCTTTAAGCTGATCCCGTTTCTAAACCGAGGATCGGAAGGGATCCGCGAGCTAGGCAACGAGGCGCAGAGCCTGGGCGTGGTCTTGAGCGACGACGTGATCGCAGAGTCGACAGAAGCGGCCACGGCTACGGCGCGGTTCGATCTTGCGATTGAGGGCCTGACTAACTCGCTGTCCTCCACGCTGCTGCCTGTGCTGACCGACGCAGCCGACGGGCTAACCGAGATCGTCAAGGCGCTAAACAGCGCTGAGAAAACGTCGCAGCAATATGGCCAGTCTCTGTCTCAGGACGTGACGCAACAGCAGGCCAAGGGCACGCAGGCCACCGAAGAGTTCATTGCAACGCTGGAGCGCCTAGCCAAAGAGGGTCGCAGCAACGCAGAGGTAGAGGAGGCGCTGGCGCAGGCGAGGGCGGAAGGCGGCGAGGCGATGGACCTGGCCAACAGGATCGCCGCCAAGTACTTCGACGAGGCGAGACAGCTGGCCGAAGAATACTTCGAAACGCAGGACCTAGGCGCATCGGTCGCCGCGAAAACCGCAGAGGGCGAAGAGCGTGTGGCGCAGGGCGTCGCTGAGAAGAACGTGGCGCTGGAGCGCGCTGTGGCTGCCATCAAGGCGGCGCGAGAGCAGGAGGCTTTGCAGATTGACCTGGCCAAAGCGCACGTTGCGATCGTCGGGGGAGCAACGCTTAACACCCTAGCCCTGGCAGCGGCGCAACGCGAGTTCGCTGCGGCAACCAAGGAGGGCAGCAAGGCGTCGGCAGAGCAGATCCAGATCTTAGCGCTAAACGTCGAAACGGCGACCCGCGCTGTGGCAGAAGAGAAGAAGCGCGCAAAGCGCGGCGGGCGCGGCGGCGGGATGACGCTGCGCAAGATGCAGGCAGAATTGGAAAAAGTGCGCCTAGCACAGCAGGGCTACACCACAGCCAGAAACGCAGCAAGCGCAGCCGACCGCGCCGGCATAGCCCTAGAGACGAAGCTGATGCAGATCGCTGCACAGCGAGAGAAGGGGCAGATCGGCGAACGCGCCGCAACCATCGCCCGCGCGCAGGCACAGTTCGCCTATGTGCAAGCCCGGGACAAGGCCACAGCAGCCGACGCCAAGGCGTCACTGGAGAGAGGCAAGCGCGCTGCCGAGGAGGCGCGAGCCGTTCAGACGCACCAGCTAGACCTGCAGTTGATGGGTCTGGAGCGCGCAGCGTTGGACGACTTGACTGCTGTGGAGCGTGCGGCCCTGGATGTTGCCCGTCAGCGGCTCGACCTGCAGCGGCAAGAGGTCAATGCGCTGGAGAGCGTGACGGCGCAGAAGCGCGCGATGGAGCTGGCCACCGAGCGGGTGACAATCGCAGAGGAGGGGCTAGGAAAAGCGATCAAGAAGCAGGACCTGGAGGCGCACGCTGCGCGGTTTGCTGATGTAAACGCGGTTATGTCTGAGTCTGCGGGCCTGCTGTCAAACATGAGCACAGAAGCCGGCGCAGTGTCGTCTGGCATTGCAGACCTTAGCAGCGCGATCGGAGCGTGGGGCGAAGGGCAAAAGAAACAGGTGGCTGCTGTAGATGGCGGCATTGCAGCCGGTCAGAAGCTGACGGGTGCGCTAGTGAAGGACCAGAAGACGCAGGCGGCCATCCTGGGTGCTATGGAGATCGCGCGAGGCGTTGCTGCCACGTTCACTAACCCCGCAGCCGCAGCGGCGCACTTCGCGTCTGCCGCGCTGTTCGGCGCAATTGCGGGCGGTGTCATCGGTGGCGGTCGCGGTGGTGGTGGAACGGCAAGCAGCCGAGCCGACACCGGGGCAGGGTTTCAGCGCAGCGACGCGGGAGGGGGCGAGGCGAAGACGCAGCAGGTGGTCGTCTCGTTTGGTGATGGCATTGTGCTGGGCACGCCCGGGCAGGTGGGCAAGGCGGTGGCGCAGGCTACTGGCGCGCTCGGCGGCACTGGCATGCAGACATCGGGGGCCTTCTGATGAGCGGCCACGTCGTCCTCTCTCGGCTGTCTGCAGGCTGGACTGGCTGCGTTGATCTGACTAACAACGCAACAGGGATCACGGCCAAGGTTGACCCGCCTTCGCGCACTTCCCCGGCGAGGATTTGGGCCGACGTGGTGACGCGGCTGTCTCACTTGTTGAACGCGCCAGTGCGCGGCTGGGTCACGGCTGCAGACCTGAAGCTACACTTGTCAACGACTGGCGGGTCGTTCACGCTTGCAGCAGACGGGACAGTGGAGACCCGGCTGGCATTGACGGGCACCTACAGCGGCGTCACGAGCGTGACCACCGCCAGCGCCGTCGCCAACCTGGTAAGCCCAGCGAGCACAGGCGTAGACGTGCCGGCTGCAGCGTATGCCACAGGAGCGCCTGCAGCCGACGGCGTGCTCGGCGTTCGCCCGATAGCTCAGGCGCCGAACGGCGGCCTTGTGCTGTACTCGCCGGACTACTTTTCCAACAGCCTTATCATCGAGGCCGAGGTGGACGACGGCGGCACCTACGACGTGTTTGTGGATGGCAGGATCGTGACGCGCTTCCGCGCTGCCGAGGTCGTGCGCGAGCGGTGGGGCCAGCGTGCAACAAAGGCAGCGATCAACCTGTCTGCGGCAAAGGTCTCCCTGTGAGCGCTTTCGATGCCACGCCCACGGCTTTCCTGTACGGCTACGTGGACACAGACGCGCCAGGATACAGACAGGTCAGCCTGGGCGGGTCGGTCAAGACGGTGGCGGCTGGTTACTACAGGTGGGACGCGTTCATCACCGCGATCAATGCAGCGATCACGTCTGCGGGCTGGGCAATCGTCAGCACGTCTACAGGGCTTACGACGTTGACGAAGGCAAGCGGGACAGCCGCAGTTGTGTGGCCTGACCGCATGGGCTGGCTGCTGGGCTACGACCAGCCACCTAATGCGGCAGAGGGCACGGTGGCCGCTGTGCAAGGGCGCACGGTGGCGCCGGGTGCGATTCCGCTGATAGGCGCGACCTGGGACAGCGTCGAGATCCAGAAGGAGCGGCAGTTCGTCGTCGACCGCAGCCAGCGAGGTCATGGGTACGTGTTCGGCACGTCGCGGGTCTGGCGGTGGCGCCTGGTCATGTCGGAGCACGCACTGGAGGCGTTGCGGTCTGGCTGGTGTCTGTCGGGCAAGGTTGTCGTGAGCGCCAAGGACCCAACGCAACTAGGCGCCGACAGCCCCTGGAGCACATCCAACACCGACGGCTACGTGGAGGGGGTGCCGGTAGGTGTTGAGGGCGTGCGGTGGCTTGATACACTGCAGACGGTGGCCGAGGTCACACTACTGATCACAACGGCGGGTCCCTAATGGCTACAGAATGGTCAGACATGCTGAAGCGGGGCTGCGACATTGCCTGGGTGTTGAACATAGAGGGGATCCCCTGGGTGTTCACAGAGCGCGAGCACAAGCGCGCCGACAGCGTTGCCCCCGTTGCCCTGCCCACTTACTACAACGAGGCGATCCCTGCGTTGCTAATCAGCGATCGGGACCGGGTGAGCATCGAGCTAGATCGAAAGTCGGGGATCTCGCGCGGCGATGCCTGGGACATACTGCTGGCCTGGAACGCTTTGGAGGACAGCGGGTTTCTGGATGATCTGTTCTCTCGGCCTACAGCCAAAACAGCGCTGGCCGCTGTCCCTGATGGCGGGTCTGATTCGGTGCTGGAGTACAACCAGACCACCATCAAGGTCGTAGACAACACGGTGTTTGCAGCGGGCCAGCTAGTCTATCTCGGCAAGGACGCGATCAGCATTGGCGCGATTGACGCCGACGGCACGAGCCTGACCGGCTGCACTCGCGCGATGGCGGGCTACCCGCACCGTTTCGACAGTCAGAGCCTGAGCAACTACCGCCAAGTCACCAACCGACCGACAGCCTGGCGGGGCAGGTTCGTCGAACTACACGCGCACCTGGTGAGCCCAGAGGGCAGGTTTCTGGACTCTACCTACCTGACGGGCACCTATCACCGGGTCATGTGGCGCGGCTATCTCGACTCCCCTCCAGTTCCTGACATGCACGGCATGCGCTTGAGGGCGCTGCCGCTGGTCCGTCTAGCGGCCAACGATCTTGGCTTTGAGAGCAGCGCCACCATCGTCAACAGCGTGCCTTTTGAGGGCGAGATCAAGGGCGGCAACGACCCCAACATGATGAGCATGCTGATTCACGCCGATGGGCAGGGCAGCGAAAAGGTGCTGTTTCAGGTGCACTACAGCGAGGACGATGGCAGCAACCCGGCAGTCGCAACCTTTGTTTCTAATTCCTCGTTAGCGTCTGGCATCCATCCCCTGGGAAACTGGGTCAAGCACAGCGTGGAGGGTCCGCTAAAGGCGCAGCTGGTCACTACTTTGGGCATTGCCACAGCGGGCTCATCTGTGATCTTGAAGGGTGACGGCAACCTGCGGTTTGTGGTGTTTCAGCACCCCGATTACCTGATCGAAAGCATCACGATCTTTCCGCTGCCTGGCGCCTACTGGTGCCCGCAGTTGCCAATGCAGGCAACCCCCTGGAAGGAAGGGGCCACCATCGTTTTTGACTTCCAGCTCCACACCGAGGCGCCACCTAACGGCTGGGTAGCAGTGAGCCCGCAGAGCGGCAGCGGGCTGCAGGATGTGACGCTGCCAGCGTCTGGGCTCGGCGTCATCGAGGGCCAAGAGGCGCGCGAGATTGTGCGCTGGAAGGCCAAGGACGAAACGCTGCTGGCTGACCACGATATCGTCATGCTGAACATCGCAGAAAGGCAGGTGAACGGCACGCCCCTGGTTCCGTTTGCAGAGGGCGGCAAGCTGGTCTGTCTGAGCGGGCACGCGGGCACGGTTGACAGCATTATCAAAACCGTCTTTCAGAGCAGCGGGACAGGTCAGCGCGGATCGTCCGATACGCTGCAGTATGGCCTGGGCCTGGGCGTGCCTGCTGCGTGGATGGATACGGCGGCCCTGACGGCTTCTGTGATGGGCTCCTACCCTGTCTTTGCTGTGAACCCTGGGCGCAGCAGCCTGGAGGATATGGTGGGCGGCTGGCTGGCGCTGTTTGGCAAGTGTCTGACGCAAGCGCTGAACACGTCGGGCGAGTGCGTGATCACCGTGGTCGACACGCAGCCGATGGGAACCAAGCTGGGACCGAGCATCACAACCGCCGACGTGCTGATGGAGAGCGTCGGAACGCCGCAGGTAGTGGACACCCCAAACGAGGTTAAGATCGACCCGTCGGGGCTAGACAAGGCGCCGTCCCTATCTGTGCGCGATGTGCCGCGCATTCAAAGCGAGGGGCCTAGGTCGTGGGAGCTGAAATGCCCAAGTATCGATCTAAGCGTAGCGCAAGGATACGCCCAGAGCTTGATCGCGCAGGGCGATGGGCAGTCTGTAATTAGCCTTACGGTCGGCGCGTGGATGGACGTTCAGCCCGGGGCGACTGTGCGGCTGACGATTGCGCACCCCGCGATGTACGACTGGGGCACTGGAGCGCGGGCGCCGTCTGAGGTATACGCCAGGGTGGTCGGCTGGGAGTTGAGCCTTGCCAGCGGCAAGCAGCGCATCACGCTGCTGCTGTCAGGCAACGCGCTGGACACGCGCTACCTGTGCCCTTCTCCACTTGTGGCCAGCAAGGCAAGCAACACCGTGACAATGGCGACGCCAGGCGCTACCACCTGGTTCAGCGTTGGCGAGAAGGTGGAGCTGTACAACCCGGGTTCCGATGGGTCAGAAAACGAGACGCTGACGATCCAGGCGCTTAACTCTGGCACCAACCAGATCACGTTTACGGGCACCCCGGCGTCGTGGGTAGGCATGGGCACGGTGTGCACTCATGCGATCTACAGCCAGGCAAGCACCGATCAGCAACTGTTCATGTATGTGCGCAGCGAAACAGAGTGGGGCTTCTGATGGCCAACTACACCCCAATCTCCCCGGCTGCGCTTGTGCCTGGCATCGGCGGAAATGACGCGGCATGGCAAGGGCTGATCGTTAACGCTCAGCGCCTTTACAACGAAAGCACCGAAGGCGGCTACATGCCGATCATCGCAAGCGGCTCTATGGTCAGCCACGATGATACGATTTGCACAGGCACGGGCACGAGCTACGCCGAGATCTGCCGCGTATGGGTGCCGATGAACAATGATAACCAGCGCCTGCTGGTGACGGCGTTTATGAACGTGGACAGCGGGGACAGCGCGACTCTTAAGGTTGAATATGGGGGCGCGTCTGGGACCACCACCACCACCGCCACGGCATACACTGCAGTTCAGGCTGTGGCCACGCCAACAGGCAGCGGTGGGCGTGAGGCTGTGATCAGCATCAAGGGCGGCACGGGGAGCGACAACTGGCGCGTGACCCATGTGGCTGCGCAGTTGTATCCGGTGACAGATCCAGCCAGCGCTCCTATGGCCAGCGGCGTCGTCGAGCCCGACGCCGAGCTATACACAAGCGGGGTCCCTGTCACCACCGAGCGCGTCAATCGCCTGATGAACCTGGCGACCTTTGTGGCCAAGGACAGGCCCGCCACGCTCTACAGCCTGCTTGAGCACGTCGGCTTTGTGGGCTCGCGCTCTGGCTTGGTGTCTGCATCTGCGACCCCCTCGCTAGCTGCGCGCACGTCGATGCTGGCCACGGATCTGTCTCCGCGTAATTATGGCGTCAGCATGTACCTCGCCCGCGATGGGTCGGGCGTGCCTGTTGGCCAGGTCAGCATCGGAGGCGAGAGCGTGACTGGCACTGGCACAGGGTGGCATCATGGCACTGTCAGCCTTGGCGGCTTGAGTACGCTGAAAATGGCCGCCATGCTGTCGCGTAGTAGCGGCACCGGCAACGTCTACCTGCGAGCACTGCAGATCTACAGGAGCGCATGATGGCCGTCACCAAAGCCGCACAAAGCACGCCCCCGGTCGACCAGTTGACTGCGATCGCGATCACCGATCCCGAGCCCGCATCCATCGGCCTGCTGCACCACATCGACAACACCCTCCACGCCCTAGCAAGCGCGTGGGGTCACCCGCCACACACGCAGCGCCTGCACATGCTGACAAACGGCGACACCCGCAACGTTCTGTTTCAGGTGGCGCCGTCTTGCCAGTGGGTCAACATCGGGCTGCTGGTCAGCGGTGCCGGATCGACCGTGATCACGAGCGACGCCAGCGACGGGTCAGCATCTGACACCACGACGCTGACCTGGAATCTTGCCAACGGCGACAAGCTAGAGTTTGCGGAATGGGTCTGGACAACCGGCGCGATGAACCACAGCACCAGCACCGACAACAGCCCGGCGCTTTTTGTGCTGATCGATGCACACAAGGAGTGGTCCGCGACCATCTACGCCCGCATGCAAATCAATCCCGCCAATGCAGGCAGCAGCGATCCATCGGGCACGATATGGGCGATCGCCGTGTCTCCAATCTTTGAGCCCCAACCGGTGTAAGTGCCGGCAACAACAGAAGAACACAACAACGCACAAGGCCGGCAGGCCGATCGTGTATGATGACCCCGCAAGGAGGACCGCATGGCCACAGGATTCGCAGCAGATCAGCCTAAGCCCAAGGTGGACAAGGTACCGTTTGTCCAGACTGGCGTGATCTCGGACACCAACGTGCTGACCGTCACGTTTCTCAACATGACCGACCACATCACCGTCAGGAACGCCAACACGGCGACTACCAGCACGCTCAAGGTCGGCTTTACGGCGGCTGGCGTGGCTGCTGTTGCGTACGTCGCCCTTCACACTGGCGAGAGCATCACGCTAGACGCACGCATGAAGCAGATCTGTCTCCTGAAGTCTGCCGGCACGTCGATCATCTACACCCTTACCGGAGCCCTGACCCGGCTGGAGTCACAGGACTACCCGGACATCACGACCGCCAACGGCTTCGAGAAGGTCTAGCTGTGAGGCGTCGCGGCCCCAGTCTGCTGCTGCGGGAGCACTACCCTGCAGGCGCGCACGTCGTTATGGATGGCGTCTCTGAGTACGTCAATATTGACGCAGCCTCTGCGCTTGTCGACTTTAACGACGAGCCGCACACGATCGCGATCTGGTTTAAGGTCGCCGACATAACGAGCGACGCGGTAGGTGAGGCGCTGTTCGGGTTTGGTAACGCGGATTCTGGCAGCCGGTACTGGGCAACCATCAAGGACACCGGGGCGCTGGTGTTGTATGGGCTCGCCGATTCCTCGACCTTCCTGTGGAGTGCAGCGGGCAAGGTGGTGGGCAGCGGGCTGGATGATGATGAGTGGCACGTTGTGGTGCTGACGTACAACGGATCAGACACGCTAACGGCTTACATTGACGGCGCTACAGGCGTCACGCAGGCGGTCGGGTCTGGCGATCTGCAGGGCACGGTCGGCGCGCTGGGCGCGCTGCGCTTTAACAGCGGGTCGTCAGTGTCTCGTTACTTCAGCGGCAAGGTCGCCTCCTTTGCAATGTTCGATCGCGTTCTGGATGCCGGCGAGATGGACGTGCTGGAGCGGCAGACCCCGCTGGCAGACATTCGGAACATGCAGCCCCAGGTCTGGCTGTGGTGCGGCGACAAAGACGCGATAACTGATATGCGCAATCATGGGCTGCTGGCCCTGACGCCTGCCATGCAGAACGCCGAAGTTGAAGACATCGCATCGGGGTCGCCGTGAGCACATACAGCATCACAGAGGCCGCACAGGTCGATGACACGCTAGAGGACGCAGATTGCGTTAGCACGGCGCCGCGTTACAACGCTGCGGGAACGCAGGCCGTTTTGCGGTGGTCTCAAGACGGGGACGGAAGGATCAGCCACGCAGACGCGCGCGTCTTGATGGCGACAGAGGCCTGGGAACAGGACCTGTGAGCAGGACACCGCCGAAGCTGGCCGACCTGCACCCCCGGCTTGCCAGCGCCGTAGTCGCTCTTGCCGACCTGCACAGGGACGCAAACCCTGGCACCGCCCTGTGCCTGATCTGGGGCCTGCGCACGCCCGAGGAGCAGCGCAGGGCGCACGCTGCAGGCCGGTCGAAGATCGACGGAGTGAAGCGGCACAGCCTGCACGCCTATGGGCTGGCGGCTGATCTGTGGGTCTACACCGACGCCGAGGACACCAGGCTCTACGAGAATCGACCGCCGAAGGCCGAGGGTCTGCAGTTGCA